GAGGACGACACCCTTGATGGCTTTACGATCCACCTTGACATGCTCAAGAAGACAACGTTCGTCGGTAACCCAACATCCTTTCCCACCGACACCTTGATCGACCTTGGGTTCACTCCCGGTCCTGATGATGTTGTTGAGGTGTATGACAGCCACGGCAACCGAGTAGTTGTTAACTTTGTCAACGGCACCCAAGCAAGCATTCAGTCCTACAACCGGACGTGCTTCAGCGGTGTTCGATACAACCTAGAATACACCTTCAGTGAACCAGTGTTCAAGCAAGGTAACCCACCAGTGTCCTCGGGTCTTGCCCGTATGATACTTAGAAACGGCACCTTGTTCTTTACGGACGCGGTGGACTTCCAAGTCGAGGTAACACCTCTAGCTAGAGACAAGCGTATCTTTACCTACAGTCCTAACGTCATTAACATCACCTCGACGGACACCCTTCTTGCACAGGATAGTAAGTTGCGATTCTCGATCTTTACACAAGCCAAGGATTCGCTTATTAAGATTGTTAACTCAAGTGCATTTGCATCTAACTTCCAAGCCTGTGAATTCGAAGCCAACGTCCATACCCGTTCAACTAGAATATAATAACGTCTACCTTAGGTCAGCCCGTAACTCTGACTGTGAAGAGGTAGGCATCAACATGCGCCACATCGACAAGCTTGAATGTTTGTTAACCAGTGGGTCCACTCCAACACAAGCCTTATCCTTAGGGTTAAAGCAAGACTACCACACGTGGACCATATGCGCCAAAGACGACCACGCTCCCTTAGCTTGCTTTGGGATCGGTGAGCTTATCAAGGATAACACTAACTACATCTGGTTGTTATCGACCGATAGGCTGCTTCAAGTTGCGGGCTTTGAGTTCGCTAAAGCTAGTAAAGCTTGGCTTTCCTTTATTGTTAACCACTACAAACTACCATGTGTCAACCACGTCCACGTCCAAAACACCACAGCCGTTCGATGGCTTAAGTGGTGCGGTGCTGAGTTCTCCGAGGACTCCACCTCCGACTTCCTTTCATTCCAAATCAATCCCTCTTTATCTAAATAACAATTATGTGTAATCCTCTCGTTATGGGTGCCGCTAGTGCTATCTCATCCTTTGCTGGGCAACAGGCTGCGGCAAGCGCCCAAGAACAAGCCCAAGCGCAAGCCTCTGCTGCTGAACAAGTTAGAGCGCAACGTGCTAATACGTCAATACGTGTTCGGGAGTCACAAGAAAACATAGCGAGGTCACAACGAAAAGAAGCCGCACAACTTCAAACTATGGAGGCTAAGTCTCGCGCTAGACTTGTTGCATTAACTGAAGCAGGTGTTGCAGGCATGTCCCTTGACAGGATAACAGATCAACTCACCGCAAAGGAAGCTACATACAGCGCGTCAGAAGAAAGACAACGGAAACTACAGACGCAGCAATCCGTCTTTTCACTGGAAGAAGGCGCTCTTCAATCCCGCATGAACCAGCTTAGAATCAACCAGCCAATCAAACAAGCCAGCCTATTAGAATCAGGGATACAAGGAGTGCAAACCGCAATGGCTGTTCAACAAGTGTTTCCGTCTAAACCTAAGAAAGACTAATAATGACAAACGAAGAACTTAAGGAAGCATTGTCCCAGCAAAGACGGGAACAGGTTGATGCTAATATTGGACAAGTTTCCCTACGACCTACCGCTCAACCTGGCGGTCAATACGCTGTCCAAGTCCGATCTACGCCTAAGGAGAATGCTTATACTGAACTTTCTAAAGCATTAAACCAATTTCCTCAGATCGCAGGTCAATATGCTAACATCCAAAAAGCCGCAGCAGCGAGAGAGATTGAAGCCTTGTCACCCGAAGAGTTAGAGGATCGGGCGTTTAATGGTGACCAAGGTGCAAGAGAAACAATCTTTAATAGATTTAAATCCGAAGGCATCAACGAAGCCCTGTTCAACGCTCGATACGAGACAGCTATCTTTCCCAAACTTGCAGCCCAAGAGCAGCAGTTCAAAGACATGAGACCTGACGAGGTGGAGGAGTTGTTCCAAGATGAGAATGGAAACCCTTTAAAGTCGGAGGATGTTATTGAAAACCTTCGCTTACAGTTTACTGGTGCGATACCGGAAGATGTTAAAACAAATCCAAATCAAAAGGTGATGTATAACAAATTGCTGCGTCAGCTAAACGGAGTAGCAACTAAGTCATACGCTGTGTTGGAACAGAAACGACAGAAGTTTTTGGATGACAGCGTGTTAAGTTCAATCAACCGCAGCGCAAAGAACTTTAATTTTAATTTACCGGAAAACACTTTGGAGGATAACGTAGAGATAACTGATGACGCAGGAGTCAGAACGGTTGCCGGTATAGCGGCCGAAGGTGACTCTTTGTTACCTAGTTTACCCAAGGACGACACAGAGCCTTTAGTAGTTCGTAATAAAATCAGCATCTACTCTCCACAAAAAGGAGGGAAACTTAAGAAGATGGAAGGCGGTTTAAAGTCGTCCGCTGCTGGGGCTGATGGTAAAAGCATCGTAAGAACTTTAGAAGATTTTCGAAAAGACCCAGAGAATACTGTGGTCACTATCGCGGGTAACCCTGAGTTCTACGGGCGGCGTTATGTTGTTGAAAGCATGACGTATCAAAAAGCGGATGGAACAAAATACACTCTTAATAACGTTCCTGTAATGGTCCACGATACCGGTGACCGGTTTAAGACTGCACCCGAAGGTCGGTTTGATATTCCTGTGGAGCGCAACACGGATGACGACGCCATGAAGGCAAACAACGCTTTGTTAAAAGATATTTCATTTATCAGGGACAAAGGCAGTGAATCAGGGAAACCTGTTAAAGTAAAACGAACAGCCACCGAGCAAACAAAACAACGATCAGAGGATGTAGGATTTAAACAAGAGTCCTCATTTCGGGAAGCGTTTAGCTTGATGGATAACGCATATGATGAAGCTCTGGCGAAGGCAAAGAAAGGTTCATCGTTAACTGAAACTCAACTCAGGAACAGCGTCGAGAAACAATTTCAAAGCACCTTTAATGAGATGATTCTTAACGACCAACACGTCCAAGTGCAAGAGATCATCGACCGCGCTCAAGGTAAAGGTCCGGAGGGCGAGTCGGTTCCTCCTATGTTATTCAAAGGAGAACGCCTATCCCCAACGATGTTAACGGGATTACAGCAAGCTGTCTGGGCGCAAGAACGCCGATTAGAGACAACTGAACCCGAGAGAACCAAGGCCGAAAAAGATGCGTTAAAAGAAGCCGGAACACGATTAAGCAGTATCGCACTAACCTCCCCTGATGTGTCATTGGAAGATACAAAGGAAGCTATTGCCGCTAATTCGATTGCGTTCGAACAAGAAGCGCGCGCAAAGGGATACAGTCAGGATACGAAAAAAGAATATTACGACCAAGTGCGTCTTCTTGAAGACAACCTTCCGCGTCTCGGTGCAGGGGAAAAATGGGACGGATTGTATCTAACACCAGATTTCTTAAATAAATTGGAAAGCAACAGAGATCCAAGTAGTAGGTTCCAAGCTCAGCTTACGGGTCAAACTGAACTCCTACGTGTTGCACAAACTGAAGGAATTGACCTAAGTGATTTACAGATTTCCAGCGAAGATTACAACTATTTGAGTAAAACAAAACAAATTCAATGGGACTCCATAACTAACGGCCTCACCCAACAAGCAATGGCAGGAGCCGCTCCAGAGGCAATCAAGGAACTAGCTCTGCTCTATCAAAACGTTGGAGAAAGTGATTTCGAGAAAGACATTCTAGTTCCTGATCAGGACGAAGACGGAAAGGAGATTGAAGGCCAACAGGTCAGAGCAGGAGTGTTATATCAAAAGCTGTTGCGTAGACACATGACGAAGAAACTGACTGAGTTGATTAGCGACACAAAAGAACAAAAGAAATTGATTGACGAAGCGGCAAGAATTAAAGGTCGTAAGGTAGAAGCGGAGAAAGATCCGATGACCCGCCTAGCTCAAGCGGAAGCACTTGAAAAAGAAGTTGGGAGAGATGATTTCTTGGACAAAGAAGGACAATCTACAAGACAATATGGAAACCCAGACAGCAGCTTTGCAGGTCGCGATGGTGATTTTCTGGATCGCTGGGTAAAAACTGCGACAAACCCTGAGGCTCTTTCTTTGATGGAAGCCCAGACGCCAAGAAAAAAGTTAGATTCTGATTTGGATAATGTTTTTAGAAGGATTACGCCATTATATTTAAGGAACGCTGCTGTTCTTGTTACAAGTAAAGCCCGATCACCCGTCAAACGTCTGGAATTAAGGGCCAGACTGGACGCACAACTACAACACATCGGAATACCAATGGAAGTCCACGAAAATAATCTTTTAATAAAATACCCTGTATTTTCCGACGGATTGTCCTCCTTAAGCTCTTTAGATATAAATAGAGAAGACCGTTATTCTCAACCAAAAACCGCTAAAACACACATTTACAATTACTACGCGGTTAGAGATGCTGTAGGACGAAAGAACCTCTTTGAGCCTAATTATGATAAGCTTAATCGACTTTACGATTTATATTTTAAAGGCCAAGAAGCCACTTACCCAAGAGAAACCTTCTTTGCCGACCAAGAAGCCCTTGGAAACCAACTTAAAATAAATTCTTCTAAATAACAAAACATGAGTATTTTTAGCCCTTTACCACCACAATCGGTAACTCAATTTACATCCAACGTATTCGGCGGTTCCTCAAGTCCGTTTACTAACACCTCACAAGAGGTCTTTGGTCAGCGCGATTATAACGATTCCGATTACACTCACCTAGGATTTGATGAAGAACCCGAAGAGGAAGACTTCAGCACTCTAGCGGACATGGGCAAAGGCGCAGTGTTTGGTGTAGGGGAAGCGGCAAGGTCGGTGGTAGGTTTGTTTGATGTGTTATCTTTTGATCTCATCCCAGACGACTGGCACGATGATCCTTACTTTGAAAGCCTAAAACCACAAGGAACAGCGGGAACGATAACATCTGGATTAGCTCAGTTTGCTACAGGCTTTATTCCGGGTCTTGGGGCGGCGAGTCTTCTTGGTAAAGCAGGTAAAGCATCAAAGGTCTTGAACCTCGGAGAAAAGACTGCCAAGGGACTCAAAGGTTTCACGGCGGGAGCTATTGCAGACTTTGCTGCATTTTCCGGACACGAACAAAGACTTAGTAACATCCTTGCTGATGACGTAGGACTGTCCAACGTAGTGACCGAATACCTAAAATCTGACGAAGATGATAGCGAGTTAGAAGGACGGATGAAGAACGCCATCGAAGGTGCGTTGGTTGGAGGAGCTATCGGTAGTGTTATCGCAAGCATCAAACACCTTAAAGCCCTTAAGAAATATGATGGTTCTGAAGAAGCCGCTAAAGCAGTTGAAAAAACACAGACAGAATTAGACTTACAGAACATCGCGGATGGCTCCGCTACCAAAGAAGGGATAGATAATTTTAACCAAGTCAAAGGACTTGTTGAAGATGGCGACCCTGACGATTTAGTTAACATAGACGCTTCACCAGAAGATATTACTACACCCAAGGTTGATGTAGATGATCCCGAAGCACTTCCGGATGTCTCAAAACTTCAAGCACCTATCAGTGGTCCACAAGCCATCTATCAAAACAAAAACATTGTTAACCAACTCAGTGAAGTCGATTCCATTGATGAGCTAGAGAATGTTATGGATGAACTTGTGCCTGAGCTTATGGCTAAGGAAACACGGACGGTTCAAGAAATGGCGGCTCAAATGATTCAACTTGACGAGCTTAGAGGACACGATTCATCACCTATAGCCAGTGCCGTAAGAAGCGGTTTGATTAAAACAGATAAAGACGTTGAACTGATGTCTGAGCTAGCACTGCGTCAGCAGATAGCGTTTGCAGGTTCAAACCTTTCCTTTAACCGGAAGGTCGGGTTGGGGCTACAGATTGAAGAGTTAACAGCAAAAGCTGGGAAAAACGTTGACCAAGAAACCCAAGAAAGTCTTGACGAGTTAAAGCTGCTTTTTGAAATGGAACAAAAGCGGTTTTCATTCTTTACGTTAAAACAAGCTACAATCGGAACCGGTGTCTCGGACATCTTCCGGGCAAGACAGGCCGGTAACGTAGGTGATCTCCAAGATCTTATCGGAAAACAAAGATTAGAGAAACGAGCAGAGTCTATGTATGGCGAAGCGAACGCAAGTTATCTAGCAGACGTTGAAGACAATGGTCTTGATGCTTTAAACGAGATTAAAACGAGACGCCTCGATAAAACAACTGACGACGCCTTAACAGATGATATTGCAAAGCAGCGTCAAAAAGAACTAGAGCGACTCCAAAAGCAACTTGAGATTAAACGCAAGCGCACCGCACAGTTATCGGACACGGACCCTGACGAGATTAAAGGAACGCCGAAAGATCCCGGAGCGCCGAAAGAAGAATCAGAGATTGTTGCAAAACTCAACAATGACATTCGAGTGGTTCAAGGTCAGATAAAACACCACGATCAAGTCTTAAGAGACGAACGGGCTATCATCAAGCTACGCGAAGAGGAACACTACGTTGATACATTGAGTGACAGCGCCTACGCAAAACGAATTGAAAACAAGAAAGCGTCTATAGCTCGGCTCAAAAAGATTAAAGATGAGCTTGATCCCGGTAAAGCAAACTCAGCAGTTAAACAGTTACAAGACATTGTCAGCAGAAAAGGAAAAGCAAAACTCAGTCGTGCTGCGGCCTCTAAGAAACTCAAAGAACTTAACGGAAGACTTGAAAACTTAAGACAAGCTTTATTAGAAGGAGACCTCGGTCCAAAAGGTAAGTTAACACCTAAGAAGATAAAGCAAGACCCAGAGTTGAAGGAACTTTACGAAAAGATCCAATCGGTTCAGCGGATGCTCAAAGAAGAGCGAGCCGTTCCTAAAGTATTAGAGGAAGTCAAAGCTCTTGCTCAGATGTCTAACAAACAGTTCGAAGTAGCACAAATTGTTGAAGACGCTCGCATCAAACGAAAAGGAAAAGGCGATAAGAACGCGTTACAAGCGATCCGACAGAAGAAAGCGGATTACATTAAAGCTAGATCTAAAGCTATTGAAGAAACAGGCACGTCACTTAGAACTAAAAAAGCATACGCATCTTGGCTTGATTCACGGCCTGGTAATGTAGAAAAAGGTTTAAAGGACTACATTGACCGTCTTCTTTATGCTGCCGATCAGGAGACTCCACTAGCCGCCTTTCAAAATGGCGATCAGCTTGCTAAAATGAGTAAGTTAAGAAAGTTTGCTAATCTCGGAATGCGTTGGTTCCAGCGTAACTTAATCTCCGGTGCGTCTACATTAACACTTAATGTTGGTATTCCACAAACTATACGCGCCTTGAAGCGCATGGAAATGACTGTAGGGGCTGGCATCAGAACCGCGCTTGGTGATAAGGAGGCAAAAGCCGTACTCGATTCAAGCCTTACCATTGACTCAGAATTTAACGACCTTGCAATCGCTTGGAGAGCGGGGGTCAAGTCAGCTAGAACACGCTCGGACGTTGTTACAGGAGGAGCTTCCCCTTACACAGAAAGTCTTTCGGATGCTCCTATGGATGCGGCTGATCCTAGGATATGGGGAGTAGATGAAAAAACAACGGCTGGAAAAGTTTTTAAATGGGCTAACACCTTCTTTAACTGGCCCTTTGCTGCTAACGCTGGTGGCGATGGCTTTAACAAAGCTTTAACAGGTATTTCAAGACTTAGAAAAGAATTAAAGGTTTATACTGCAAATAACAAAGATTGGGCAAACAAATCTCCCGAAGCGCAGAAAGCGTGGCAGGAAGAGATGTTACGCAAAGCAATCAATCAAGACGGAGAGCTTTATAGCGAAAGTCGCATCTACACACAACTTGCCAAGAACGCACGTGAGAACGTAATTAACAATAAAGTTGACCTTCGTTCTAACCCACTTGCGATTGATCAGGAGTATGAGCGTCTGGTTGGTGAATCAAAAAACCAATTCATCTCGGATAAAAACGTCCTTGATATGGTTGAACAGACCAAAGAATACGTTCAAGAGGTAACCGCGACTTCTCCCATTGAAAACGACATCATTAGGATGATTAACAAAAAGAGAGCGCAATATCCACCTCTCACTTTGTTACTGCCTTTTGTTAATACGCCAGCAAATATCCTGAAGTTTGGCTTACAACGGACACCGTTTGGTGCGCTTTCTGAACTAGCTCCACGTTTAACAGGACGAGCCGCAGAACGTCGCGCTGCTGTTGCACAAATGAGTCCAATACAAAGAGCGGAGTTCAGCGGTAGGATGGCTACGTCAGCAGCAGGCGGAACCGCGTTATTGTATTTTGCTTACCTTAACAAAGACAAGATCACTGGAAGTGGACCACGTAATCCAGACGAACGAAAAGCTCTCGAAGCTACCGGATGGAAACCTAATTCATTTAACCTAGGTGACCTAGACAATCCAACTTACGTTAGTTATCAGCGTCTTGATCCTTGGGCAACTATGATTGGAATGGCTGCTGACATCGCATCATTTGGCGCAATGAACCCAGACCTTGAAGAAGGATCAATGGAAGCAGTAGGATCATTGTTATTTACTATTTCAGAAGGAATCACTGACAAGTCGTTTCTTCGTGGCCTTAACAACGTGATTAACATGGTCCAACAGCCTGACGTTTACTTTGGAAAAGGTGTGCGTGATGTTGTGAGCGGCTTAACGGTTCCGCAGTCACTGGCACAACTTAAAGATCTTGGCGAAACTGAGACTTTGATCCGCGAATCACGAACAGTCGTTGATGCTATCCTGAGAAAAGTCCCGATTGCGGAAGAAAAAGTTCCAGCCAAACGGACGTTCCTTGGAGAAGCAATTTACAAACAGAACCCCATTGGATTACTAGGAGTGTTTAACCCTGTCTATGTCTCAAGCAAACGAAACGACAGTGTTGATAAAACAATTCTTGATATGGTCCATGGGTTTGGAATGCCTCCGTCAAACTACCTTAATCACAAAGATACGGACATGCGTCAATTCTATAACGAAGAAGGACGACAAGCTTACGACCGTTTCCTTGAGCTTAGTTCAGAAATTACGATTGGAGGAAAGACTATGCGAGAAGCTTTAAAAGGTCTTGTTAACTCCCGTCAGTTTAAGGCTTTAACTAAAACAGTAAATGAAGCAGGGGGAGAAAGCAGTCTACTCAGTAAAGACCCTCGTATTAACTTAATGAATAACGTGATGAGCCAGTATCGTCTCAAAGCTAAACACCTTGTTGTGCGGGAATTTCCTGATCTTCTTGAAACACTAAAGAGTGTTACGGAACAACAAAATGAGCTAAAACGCCGAACATTTGAAGAACTTAACAACCCTATCCCAACCTTATAAAACACCATGCCTACCACAAGTGGACTATCCTTCTACCAGACCGACGCTACCACCTCTCAAGCCATTACGTATGGTTTTGATGTGTTAAGCGCGGGTGACATCACAGTTATCTCTGTTGCCTCAAACGGCGCTCAAGTCGTGTTAACATTAAACACCGACTACACATTAGACATTGATACTAAGACGGTTACATGCACAGCGTCCTCTTGGACAAGCTTACCAAACCACCCTGACATCTACCCAACTAGCGACATACGAATCTATCGGACAACCTCAATTCTTCCCTCGATTGACTTTAAGTCAGGCGCTGTGTTGAGCGAGAACGATCTCGATAACGCCTATAAGCAAGGTCTCTTTGCCGCACAGGAGATGACCGAGGACGCTGCTTTAACAGGCGCAGGGGTTCAAGCGGTAACCACAGGTGCTATTGAAGCCGGGGCCGTTACGGGTGATAAGATAGCAGCCGGTGCTGTGGATACACTTCAACTCGCTAACGCATCCGTAGATAACACTAAGCTACAGCCCGGAGCTGTTAACCAGTTAAACCTACAAGCAAGCTCGATCAATACCGCAAGCCTAGCTCTAGGTGCCGTAACGCACGATAGACTTGCCGCCGTTGCTGTTGAGACAGATAACATTAAAGACGCGAACGTAACACAAGCTAAGGTAGACAAAGCGTCAGTTGCAGACATGGAAGGACAAAGCGCCACCGATGGTGTTGTTACTCCTGACGTTCTTAAACACAGTCCGTTCTCTCCAACCTGCTATGGGTCAGTTGCTTACGAAGCAGGATCAGCAGTAAGAAGCCCTGGGTTTTACAACGTGAATTCATCTACTGAGGCCCAAACTACTGTCAACAACTCTCGTAAGATTATCTTTTCAAATAACATGGATAACACAAACTATGTAGTTGTCGGGTCAGTCGGAGGGACAGGAGCAGCACTATCTAATGATGGAGCTGTAGCAATCCAAGAAAAGAATGTTGGATACTTTGTCCTGCAAACAGCAGAACCCGAAGCCTCCGGGCGTTACCTAGACTTTGTTGTGTTTGGTAGCACTTTACTCTCGTAACACAAGACATGAACTCCTCAGTCAATACACCCTTAGTAGGTATCACCGGATTGATTGCAAATATAACACTCGAACAAGTTAACACCACTGTGGCTATTGCGGTAGGACTCTCCACGTTGATCTATATGTTAATAAAGATACGACACCTCTTAAAACAAAAACAGAAATAATGAGCGACGAAAAACGAAGCATAAAGATGGAGGGCTTACAAGACCTTCTCATCGACACATTCATCGATCAAATCAACAGCGGTGAAGCACCTCCCGCCTTGTTAAACGCTGCACGTCAGTTACTTAAGGACAATAACATCACAGCAAGCATCACTAAGGATTCACCCTTGGACGCACTTGTAAATTTACTTCCCTTCGAAGATGTGACTGATAAAGTTGTCAATGAATGAGTGATCTTCCACCACAGCTTAAGGACTTCCGTAACTTCCTTTGGATGACATGGAACCACCTTTCGCTTCCCGCACCTACCCCTATCCAATACGAGATAGCCGAGTGGATGCAAAACGGTCCACGTCGAGGTGTTATCCAAGGGTTCCGAGGTGTCGGTAAGTCATGGATCTGTTCAGCCTTTGTCGTCCACCAGCTCCTCCTAGATCCACAAAAGAACATCCTTGTTGTCTCGGCATCCAAGAACCGCGCTGATGACTTCTCCACGTTCACCCTTAGGTTGATCCACGAGATGCCCGTGTTGGCTCACCTGATGCCCGGCGACAAACAACGCTTCTCTAAGATCTCCTTTGATGTCGGACCAGCCCAAGCATCCCACGCTCCCTCGGTAAAGTCCCTTGGTATAACATCTCAGCTTACCGGCTCC